TCAGGGACATGGGAGCTGCTGATTATTTTGATACTACTTCTGATTTTACTCATTATGTGGATATTTATCGTGGGGCTTATACAGTTTCAGGTGGCATAGGTATATGGGCTTTGACTTCTGTCAATGATGATTTAAAAGATATTGTAGATGCAGGGGCAGGAAACCATGCAATATTCTTGTTTTTAAGCGGGAAGTATTTGAGTTTTTATGAGATAGACGACGGAGTTCTTAGTACTCCGAGTAATATCTCAGCAGCGCTATCACTGAATACAACATATTATTTAACAATTAGGTGTGTAGGAGGGTCGCCGGGGGTGCTGCACTGTGACATTTATTCTGATGCTGCAAGAGAAACTCTTGTTGAAACTATATCGGAAACTCTCACAATGAATCACACTCACGACCATATAGGGGTGGCCAGTTATAATGCTGGTTCTGGTGGTAGCAGCATTAATTGTTTGATTGAAAACCTCTCCATCTATGAAAAGCCCACCGCAGGTAAGCGGTATAAGATAGTACATACCTCAGTGATTAGTGCCGGGAGCTACCATGTTGAGTATGGCTCTGCTGATGGTGCAACTGTAAGTGCCAGTGCAACAACTACGGACTATATCACAGCAACCGACAATGATGTTCTCAAGCTGGTGTTTTCCAGTGACTTTGACGGAACAGTGGATGACGTTTCGATTGAAGAGATTACTCTCGATGATTGGAATACTTATTACGGTAATGCTGTGCCAACAGGGTCAGCTGAGAGTGTGACTGTTGGCGGACAAAGTGATACCGTTACGTTAGCGCAAGATTCGATGGATTTTACGAAGCCTTGTTGGGAAACGAAGGTTGATGCTGCTGGTAGAATGGTGATTACGGATGCGAACACGTTAACTGTTACTGATCTGGATCGAGACGAAGATTGTTATATGTTCCGGCAACTTGGGAGTGCCATAGCAACTACGAGTGATTTTACTCATTATATTGATGTTGCTTGCACAACAGCTACAAGTACGCCTGGGATTTTTCCTTTGATTTTAACTAAAAGCAATGATGATATTTACGATATTAAGGATGCTGGTGGTGCAGATGATGATGCTGTTGGAATATGGCATACAGGAACAAAGATATATGCTTATGAGCTGAATAGTGGAGCTCCGCAAGCAGGGACAGCCGTTAATGCAACATTGTCTACGCCTTATTATCTTACTTTATTTTTAGACGCAAGTCAAGGAACTTATGGGAGATTGTATGTATATGTTTTTGATGCAGCTACCAGAACTGCCGACGATTATATTGGGACGTCATATGTTGATCTTACAGCAAATTATACTTTTCAATTTATAGGTGTTGCATCTTATAATGATGGTAATTCTGGGAGAGCTTGGAGCGGCACAATCGAAAACCTCTCCATCTACGAGAAGCCCGTTGCAAATTATGTCTATCAAGTGGCGTATACCATTACTCGAAGTGCTGGTTCGATGGCGGTTGAGCTTGGTTCTGCCACTGGTGCAACCCGCAGTGCAAGTGGTACGTATTACGACTATCTTGTAGCTACAGATAATGATTATCTGAAGATTGTTTTCGGAGCAACGTTTGCTGGGACGATTGACGATGTTAGTATTAAGAAGATGGGCCAGGCGAGGTTAAGTGAAGAGGACTCCTTCACGTGGACAGCACCAAGTGGGATTTTTGGAGAAGTTGCTGGAAGTAAAGGAACAGTAGCTTTATGGTTTGCGTTTGGCTTTGATGAGACAGATGCTTCAGACGATTCAGCTGTTCTTAGCTGTGATGATAGAGTTGGTTCGGTTTTTTATCATGATGAAAGTAGCACTGAGTGGGAAACTTATGACTCTACGATTGGTCACGCTGTTAACTATGCTGCTGCTTTTACTAAGAACACTTGGATGAAGGCAGTTATAAAATGCGATTTAGCTAATACTATCTATAACATGGGAATCGATGAGGGATCTGGGTTTAACTGGGCTACAGCATATGAAAGCTATGATGGATATAATGTTGGGAGTGGGAAGATCCATCTTGGCTATCAACTTGAAGGACCTCTTTATGTGGCGGGTCTTCTGATATTTGATGATTATTTAACTAACGAGGAAGCTGAAGCTTTAGATTACGAAGAATACTTTGGGTATTAGAAAGGAGGGAGCGGTGGAATTAAAGTTTACGCCGAAAGGCGCAGAGAAAACGATTAAGGTTTTAGTTGGAGTGATTGCTTTTCTTATGGCGATTATTCTTGTGATGCTTCTTAGTGGCTGTGGTGGAACGCAGATTCCACTGGAGAAGGATTATACGTTTATTATTCCAGAGACTTCGTTGACGTTGGTTGGGCCAGAGAATGACGTGATGAATTGGCGCCAAAGCGGCCTTTGGTGGACTAATGGCAGGGAACAGAGGATATATATCCGAGGTTGGCAGTGGCGAGAAAAGGGAGTTTATCCAAGGGATTATTGAGCGCTGGGATTCGAAATCTGGCACGTGATTGACTGGACTGACCCGAGAGCGTTTGACGAAGAACTTGATAAAAAACCTGAGGAGTTTTAATGACACCTGTTCAAAAATGTGAGACGACCTGTAGAGAAGAACTCCTTGGAAAGATTGAGGAAGCCAAGGGCTGCGCACGGAAAAAGGTAGATAGAGCCGGAATGTGGAAAACTTTAACTATTATCATAGCGATTTTGAGTGTTATCTGGGGAGTTGGTTATGGGATTCATGGAGAAGGGGTTAGATCAAGATCTAAAAGGATCGACGATAACCAAGAGAGGATAGTTGAACTTAGGGAATCTTTTACTGAGTGTAAAATAAGGGTAGAAGGTTTGGTGATTTCTCAAGATAAGCTTGAAAAAGCTATTATGAGCTTACTTAGAGAGATAAGGAGTGAGAGAAAAAACGGAAAGGATAAATAGTGTCTAGGCTTATTAAGATAGAGGTTAAGGGAGAGGTTGAGTTTCGGAGTATGTTCGATAGAGCGTGGCATCCAAAGTTAGTTGAGGTGTTGCTTTGGATTGAAACGAGATATAGGGTAGTTATTACCGAAGGTAGTCGACCTCCGAGACGGCCCGGAGATGTTCATGCGACCACGCCACTTAGGGCTTTTGATCTGAGAAGTTGGGTCTTTGATAATCCTGAGTGGGTTGCAAATAGGATTAACAGGGCGTGGGTTTATGATCCGGATAGGCCAGATATGAACGTGGCGGTTTTGCATGATAGTGGAGAAGGGATACACTTTCATATCCAAGTACATGATAACACTTATCTGAAAGGAGTTATTTAATGTCGTTTGATCCTATTACAGCGGTGTTGGATGTAGGTGGAAAGCTTATTGATAAGTTTTTTCCTGATCCGACTGAGAAGGCAAAGGCACAGATTGAACTCCAGAGACTTGCGCAACAAGGAGAACTTACTGAGCTTCAAACGAGAATGAGCGCGATAATTGCTGAAGCAAAGTCCTCAGATCCTTGGACAAGTAGGGCTCGGCCGAGTTTCTTATATGTAATGTATATCATGATTCTCAGTTCTATTCCGATGGGAATATTGAGCGTGTTTAGGCCCGATATGGCCGTACAGATTGCCGAAGGTATGAAAGCGTGGCTTTCAGCTGTGCCTAATGAACTTTGGGCTGTGTTTGGGATTGGTTATACTGGCTACACAGTAGCCCGCAGTGCGTGGGATAAGAAAAAGGGACTTTAGTCCCACTATGGTTAATTATTAAACAGAGGGTGTATGATTCCAGCAGTAAAAGATTCTGAAGCTCAAGATATGTTAGAAGCTTGTTACCTTTCGACTAAGGTACATTCTAAGATATTTTTTCCTGAGCGATTCACTGCGCCTTTTTCGAGGCTGCATGATCAGATATTTGATCTTATAGATAATTCTGATGCCAAGAAGATAGCAATAGCTGCTCCTCGTGGTATCGGGAAAACGTCTATAGTTGGTCTTTCACTGGCGTCTAAAAGAATCCTCTTCCAAGAGAGTAAGTTTATTCCTTACGTTTCAAAGAGCTTTGACTCGTCGGTTTTGCAGACTGAGAATTTGAAGATCGAACTTGGCTCGAACCAGCTGATTCGACAGCTTTTCGGCAGTGTTAAGACAACAGCTGCAGATGCGTTGGACAAGACGTTTTCTAAGAAAAGTTGGATTGCTAGATTCCAGGAAGATGCGGTTGGAACGTTGGTTTACCCGAGAGGTTCTAACCAGCAGATTCGTGGTATCTTATACCTTAATGCTCGGCCGGATTTCTTCATATTTGATGACTTCGAAGATTCGGATGAGGTCGAGAATGAAGAGCTTAGACATAAGCTGAAAAGTAGATTTATGGCTGATTTCATGAAAGCTGTAAGTCGTGTGGATGATAACTGGAGAATGGTTTATATCGATACTCTGAAGCATGAGGATTCGTTGCTGCAGAACTTACTGGATTCTGATGAGTGGGAATCGATTAGATTAGAAATCTGTGATGACGATTTAAACTCAAATGCGCCGGAATTCGTATCGACTGAACAGATAAAGGTTGAACATAAGGAGTATAAGGATGCTGGCGAGCTCGATGTATTTTACAGGGAGTATCGTAATATTGCTATTTCTAAGGAAGACGCTGTCTTTCGACCGGAGTTCTTCAAATACTTCGTCGAGAACGGGGATCATCTACTTGTTTATGACAAGAAAGATTCGCAGCCTCGGCGAGTTTATACGAGGAATCTTCTAAACATAGTTATAGTTGATCCTGCGAAGACGGTTAAACTGTCAAGCGCCGATAGTGCCGTTTTGTCTATTGGCGTTGAGCGAAGTGATAGGGCTATATTCGTCAGAAACGTAGTTGCTGGCAAGATGGAACCTGATCAGTTGTTAGACGCTATGTTTAAAGAAGTTCAGACGTATAAGGCCATGATTCTGGCAGTTGAAACTACATCGCTTGAGCGATGGATTTCTCAGCCTATTGAAAATGAGATGCGGGTACGGAGTATTTTCCCAATCTATTATAGCCTGAGTGCAAGTGCTACTAAGAAAGCCGAGAGAGTTGCAGCTTTAGGGCCTTATTACAAGCTTGGTTATATCTATCATAATATGGCTTGTTGTCAGAAGCTGGAGAGTCAGCTGACCATGTTTCCGAGGAGTAAACTGTGGGACGTTATGGATGCCCTTTCGCATCTTATTAACGTGTTTGATCAGTTTGCGTATTACTTTGATCCGCAGGATCTGGGCCCGGAAGATGATGAGGATGAGTTTAAAGATCTTCTTGAAGAAGATGAAAAGATTATCGAGGATTATGAAGTAATATGACTGAACAGAAGGTTTATATAGGGTCTATTGGGCCTTTCATTTTTGACGATACTGAGACAGTAAATGATCCTGATGGAGATTTTGCTGGTGAGAATCAGAAAGGAGTTGTTACTAATCAGATGTATCTGGCTGATCCAGCATCTAACCCCGGTGAAGTGGTTCGGATTGATGAGCTTCAGGTGGATACGAGGAGGTATTCCACCTTTGCAAGCCCGTCTGCAGGTGGCGGGAGTTCGTTAGTTAGGGATGCAAGAAAGAAGTTTCCTATTAGATATATGTTTTTACTTAGTTAGGAGATACTATGGCTTTTCAAGAGAAGCAATTAGCACAAGCGAGGGAAAACTCGACTAATGCTGTTAGCGTTTACTCACCTGGGGCGAGCACGACGGCAATTATTAAGACCATCTTTCTCGCGAACACAAGTGGAGCTAATGCTACATTTCGGTTGTTTTGCGATGATAATGGTACGACATATGACCAGAGTACTGCGCTAGCATATGATGTTGAGCTGCTTGCGGATGAGTTCATGGAACTCGATGTTTTCATTGCGATGAATGATTCGACTGGCAATTTTGCTTATCGGTCAAGCGTAGCTAATGCTATAACGATAACGTTGTTTGGTGCGGAGATTACGTGATAACGAAGATTCCCGGATATAAGTTGGAGTATGAGTGGCTTCCTGCCAATGGCATTGGTAACCATCCAGTTAATAGTGCTACTTGGGCTGTGTTGAGTAATGGTATTTCTGGTTGTTGGGAACTTTCAGATAGTGCTGATAATACTCTCTTAGCAGCTCTGAAGGTACCGACTTATATGGCAAGAGGTCTGCCTTCGAGTATCTGTGTAGGTTGGTCGAGTCCTGTTATTTCCGGAGATTGTTACTTTTTGGCTAGCTATCTTAAAACAGCTGTGGATGACGATACTGATGCGGCTGCGACTGACTCGAACGGGGCGCTCTATACAAGCTCAGGAACTGCTGATGGGTTAATAATAAGCTCTTTAATAACTATTGCTGCAGATGCTCTTGCTGCTGACATTGTATGTCTTCATGTGGCTGTTACGAGAGATGTTAGTGAAGACGCTTTGGGAGATGTGGCTAACGTTCATGGAATGGCTTTTGGACATTACGTAAAGAATTAGGAGATGATATGCCTTACATTGCGCAGACAGACAATCCTTCGAACAATCAGGTAAGCCTTCAGGATAAGAACTTTGACTATGATTATCCAAAGGGACTTAATCTCGATCCGAAGGGAGATTTTCACAAAAAGCTAAAGACGAAGATCATGGGATATGCTCAAGAAAGTGCTTCGGCGACTTCTACGAGGTTTGATGCGTGGAATGAGATAGATCGAACACTTACGGCATATATTGAGACTGATGACAGTGAGCAGGAAGTTAAGTATAATGATCCGAGAAAGCCAGTTAGCATAGTGTTTCCCTATACTTATGCGATAATGGAGACGATTCTTGCGTATCTGGTTGCTGCTTTCTTTCAAGATCCAGTGTTCAGGTTTGAAGGACATGGGCCGGAAGATGTTATTGGGTCGATTATGCTTGAGAAGGTTATTGCTCTGCACTGTAATAAGAGCAAGATTCTGCTGGATCTTCACACGATGTTCAGGGACTCGCTTGCGTATGGGGTAGGTTATGTTGGCCCTTATTGGCGCCGAGACATGGGCAAGATACCTGTGGTAAAGCGCAATATTCTTGGGATTAGGAGTAGGGAATTTGAAGAGGGAATTGTTTATGAGGGCAATGCGCTGGAGAACATAGATCCCTATCTTGCTTTACCTGACCCGAACGTGTCTTCGCATAAGATCCAGGAAGGTGAGTCTTTTGGTTGGGTCGAGAGGACTAACTATCATGATCTGCTTTCAAGAGAGCAGAATGATGGGGATTACTTCAACGTGAAGTATGTTGATAGTGTTCACAACAGGATTACTTCTATCTATGCTGAGGAGAAGAGTGATAGAGAGAAGAAATATCAGACGGGCAAGCTGACGAGATATCATACTGAGCCAAGTCAGGGTGGTCAGGTTAGAGGCGTGGGGACGTCTACCAAACCAGTGGATCTTATCCACATGTATGTTAAGTTGATTCCAAGGGAATGGGGGCTTGGAAACTCCGAATATCCTGAGAAGTGGTTCTTTTCCGTGGCTGCTGATTCGGTCATTGTTCGAGCTAAACCTCTCGGTCTGAATCACGGTAAATTCCCGGTTGCAGTAACCGCTCCCGACTTCGACGGATATTCGGCTCTTAGTATGTCCAGGTTGGAAATGTTGTATGGACTTCAAGGAGTCCTTGACTGGATGTTTAACGCACACGTTGCAAACGTAAGGAAAACGATCAATGATATGCTTATCTACGATCCATATTTGGTCAACTCCAAGGATATCAACTCACCTAAAGCTGGAAAACGTATTAGAATGCGCAGACCAGCTTGGGGCCGAGGCGTTAAAGATGCTGTTATGCAACTCCCAGTTAATGATGTTACACGGCAACACGTACAGGATTCTAGCTGGATCGTGCAGTGGATGCAAAAGATTGGAGCCGCTGATGACGTGGCAATGGGTGCCTTGCGGCAGGGTGGCCCTGAGCGACTCACTTCAGCTGAATTTCAAGGAACTCAAATGGGCCAGCTTAGCAGGTTAGGTAGATTGGCTAAGATCATTGGCCTTCAAGCTATGCAGGATATTGGGGAGTTCTTTGCTGCGCATACCCAGCAGTTGATGAGCAAGGATCTTTACGTCAAGGTGGCTGGCGAGTGGCAGACAGTGCTGTTACAGGAGTACGGCGCTAAGCAGTTGATGCAGAATAAGGGAAGACTTAAAGTCGACCCGTTTTCTTTGACCATTAACTATGACACGTTAGTGAGAGATGGAAGTATCCCAGGCGGGAATTTCTCGGACGTTTGGACTCGGATGTTTCAGATCATTGCAGGGACTCCTGAGCTTCACCAGAAGTTCGATCTTCCGAGGATATTTATGCACATAGCAAGGAATAGTGGAGCTAAGAATGTGCAAGATTTTGTACGGGTGGAGGTTATGCCCGATGAACAGGTTCAACAGCAAACTGACAAGGGGAATATAGTTCCCTTTGATCAATCAAAGATGGGAGGTATGTTTGGATAAGTTCTATAGATCAAGTGCTGGGCAGTTCAGGGATTTCATTGAAGGGACTATTTGGGGCGATATACTCCAGGAGATGGATGATATGCGAGAAGGGGTTAGGGATGCCCTCGAAACGGTTACGGATGTAGAAGAGTTCTATCGATTCCAGGGGCGAGCAGAGGTTTTACGGGATCTGAGACTTCTGCCTGAGCAGATACTCGAAGCCCTTGAGGATGAGCATGAAAGTGTAAAAGGGAGTGGCGAGAAACCAAGGGATGATATCGGTTTCGATTTTGATGACTTAGACGAATAGGAGGTAACAATGCCAGATGACTTGAAAGAGCAGATTGATGAGATGATTGGGGATCTGGAGACTCCACCTGTGGAGCCGCCTGAAGAAAAAGAACTTCCGGAAATTCCAGATGATCCGGCAGCTGAGACGCCCGAGGAAGCTCCTCCAGAGGAGACTCCACCGAAGCTTGAGGACGAAGTTCCTCCAGTGGAAAAACCAGAAGAACCGCCGGTAGAAGGAAAGGAGGATGAGCCAGAAGAGGATGAGCTGACGACGTTGCGCAAGCAAAATGAAGCTCTCCTTAAAAGACTTGAGGATGTCGAAGCTCGTTCTAAGGTTGTTGAACCGCCGGTTGAGGAAAAGCCTGTTGAAGAACCTCCGGCGAAACCAGATCTGAAGTTTGTGGACGATGATGTTGATCTGGATGACTTGCTTGAAAGTAGAGAGAAGCTCAACGAGTTATTACTCAAGGTTCACAATGCCGCTACGTTGGCTGCGGAAGAGAAGACGATGAGAAGCCTTCCGCAGGTGGTTCTAGCGCAGGTTAATCAACAGCTCTATTTGCGGAAAAATATCGAGAAGTTTCTCGAAGATAATGAACCACTTAGGGCTGTGCGGAGGTCAGTTGGTGCGATAGCTACTGAGGTAGCTTCTGAACATGCTGATTGGCCATTGGATAAGGTCTTAGATGAAACCGCCGAGAGAGCGTATAAGGTTCTCGGCTTGAAGAGGGTGGCAAAGAAAGAGGTACCGCCACCTGAGGGAGATAAAGGAGGTGATGCTAAAGATAGTCCGGCCTTTGTGGAAGGTACCGGTGGGAAGAAGTTAAAGCAGAGCGATGGTCGAACTGCTTTACAGAAAGACATTGATAACACTTTATTTTCTTAGGAGGAATTGTTATGAGTGAGTTACCGGGCAAGATAGGAGATGCTCAAACACTGCTAAGAGGGCCGTTGCACAAAAGTGCTGATTATTCCATGAAAGCTGGAGATTTCCAGATTATTGCGGAGTCTGCAAGTGCTGCTGTTGTTATTACGTTGCCCTCTATGGCTGAAGCGATTCCGGGTATGGTTTATACTATTTACGCTCCTGCTGGTGCAACTAATGATGTGAGTGTGAATATTAAGGAAACCGCCACGGAAATCTCTACTTACGGTGACCTGGATGCGGCTGGTGATACCATTGCGGTGGTTTGCACTGGCGAAACTTGGGTCGTTGTGGGTAGTGTACTTGGCTAAAACCCCTAGTAAGGCTTAGGCCTTAGTTAGATCGAAGATCTAAGTAGGAGGTGTAAATGAGTTGGAGAGGAATCCTGCGGAAAGCAGGGATTGTAAGTGACGGTTCAAACGTCACGTTTTTGGGAAGCGTCTATGGGGACTTAGTTCCTGGAGTTGCCAGCCCAATGACCAAGCTATTTGTTGATAAGCTGGTCACGGCTTCGGGTAATGGTAACAACTGGAGCGGCGCGTATAAGACGATTGCTGAGGCGATTACAGTGACCAATGCTGCGATCGACTGGACAGCAAGTCCTTGGGCGCCGAGATATGAGATTCATATTGCCCCTGGTTCGTATGCTGAAAATTTAACCTCACTCCCGTATGGTGTTACTATGGTCGGTCATGGTGATTGCTGGGATGCGGACGGTGAGAACGGTGTGAGGATCAAACCTGCGAGTGGTTCGCCGGTTGATGTTAATGCTTGTATTAACATGAAGTGTGTTAATATTGGCTTTGAGTCGGCAGATACAAGCAGGGTGTTCGATGCCGCTATTCTTAATAATGTTCAATTTTACCACTGTCGTTTTGCCGGTGCTCCGGAAGCTACAACTTCCACTGCTGGTATCTACACGAATGACAGTGTAATGCTCACGGTTAAGGATTGCCGTTTTGAGTATCTCGATTGTGGTATGGACTTTGTCTATGCTGATGGTGGTGATTCTTGTACTCGATTGATGGTTGTAGAGAATTACTTTACCTACATTTCAGAGGCTGGAATCCGTTGGGGCGCTAACTTGGTAGTTCCTGCAGTAACAGTTACCAGAAACGTTATTCACGGTGGTGGCCAGACCCTGGCTGTTGGTATCGATAATAACACCGGAAGTGACATTGTCGGTGTTTGGGGTAACTGGATTAATGCCACTGATGATATTCAGGGTGTTGCTGTCAACGTTGGTGGTAACTACATTGGAGGTTCTTCTATCGAGTAAGTGATAGGAGGTTTAGATGGCTGATACTTATAACATATACCAGAGATGCCCGAATTGTAAAGGAACTGGTAAGGTTCCGAGTGGCGGCCAGAGTCCTGAGGATCCTGGGCCGCCCGGGGAAACTGATTGCAGTGACTGCAACGGAACGGGCGAAGTTCTCTGGGGACAAATGAGAGAGGAGGAACCTGGCGATGCCTAAGTGTCCAACTTGTGGTGTTAAGGTTCGGTCAGATTGGGTAGATGTTTGTGTTGTTTGTGGTACTCCTCTACCTGAGATGCCGAAAAAGAAGAAGGCAAAGAAATAGCTTGTCTTCTTGATTTTAACTTTTAGATTTTAGGAGGTCTTATTATGGCTGCGTTTATGGGAATGCGGGGAAATGGAGATTGGTCAGATTCTGACATGAGACCGAAGAACTGGAGGGAGGGGGTATTATATCTCTATCCTAACGGTGACGCTCCATTAACTGCAATTTTATCGAAAATGGATGAGGAGAAGGTTGACGATCCTCAGTTCTATTGGTGGACACAGGGGTTACCGCAGCAAAGTGCGACGATCACTGCAACATATACGGATTCTGCTTTGTCGAGTGCGTATACATCTAGTGGTGCTGCTGGTGACACCCTATATATCAAATGCTCTGAAGCCCACTCGAAAGAGTTCAGGGCAGGTCACCAGGTGCTGTTGCGTTACTCCAGTGACTACACTGTTGATGTCAACGGTAAAGTTCAAGCGTCGGTTCAAAACGGGTCGAGTTCGTATGTAGCTGTGAAGCTGTTGGAAGCTGATGATAACAGTGCAAGCTACGACCTGAGTGATGCTGACGTAATGCTTGGTATTGGAAACATCAACGCTGAGGGCGCTGCCATGCCTGAGGCGATTGCGTACGACCCGACCAAGTACTACAATTACACCCAGATCTTTCGGACACCTTTGAGCATCACGAGAACGGCGCGATTAACTCGCCTGCGAACCGGAGATGCTTACAAAAAGGCGAAGAGGGAAGCCCTTCAACTCCATTCGATTGAGATGGAGAAGGCGATTATCTGGGGCATTCCGACCGAGGGTACAGGTGCCAATGGTAAGCCGGAACGTACCACCGGTGGGCTGATCTACAACATAACCACGAACGGTGGTAACGTGAGTGACTTCACCACACAAACAGATTTCACGGATACGAGTTGGCTGTCAAGTGGTGAGGAGTGGTTGGATATGGAGCTGGAAGAGATCTTCCGTTATGGCTCCAACGAACGCCTTGCGTTTGCCGGCAGTGGTGTCATTCTGGCAATTAACAAGCTGATCAAAGAGTATGGGAACTTCGAGTTCACGCCGAAGACCAAGTCTTACGGTATTCAGGTAACTGAATGGCATACTCCTTTTGGGATGATCAATATCATGCGGCATCCTCTGTTCAGCTACGAAACCACGAATAGATATTCGATGGTTGTTTTTGATCCGGCTGACCTTACGTATCGGTATATTACTGATACGACCTTCTATCCCGATCCGGACAAGCAAAACACTGGGCGTGGAAGGATTGACGGTACGGATGAGGAGTACTTGACTGAGTGCGGGTTGGAGTTCCATCATCCTTCCAAGTGTGCTTGGTTGAATGGGTTTAATCAGGATAACGGCACTCCATAATATTGGAGTAATTTAACTGAAACTTAGGGGGCTGCGCATCCTAAACCCAGATAACGCAATTTTTCGTATGTAACGCTAACTATGGTTATTTTTTAAACAGAGGTAATAAAATGGACCTGCACGATATTCGGACTAAGTTTTGTCAGCTCAGTGGTAGGTATGATTTAGCTACAACGGGTGTTGAGGCTTTTGATACGGATAATGGAGCTGACTATTATATTAACGCTGGGATGAGATTCTTGGATCGCCGGTTCTTCACTCATAAGAGTGTGGGACATATTTACGAGGAGATCGCTGCTGATGCGTTTTACGTGACCTTCCAGAACTGTATATCAATTAACGAAGTATGGTGTACTGATGATGAGGATAGGTGGAAGTTGGCGAAGTACTCGTTGAAGAAGATTAAAGAGTCTTATTCAACCGTGCGGAGTGATATCGATACTGGTGCTCCACTATACTACAGTCCGATAAACGTGAGGGCTGTAGATGGCACAGATTTTGAATCTCTGGGCGAGTTCCTGGACTACGTCAAGACGGATGATGACGGAACATATAGTGGAATAATCATTGCTCCTCCGGCAGATGAGGCGTATAACATTGAGATCATTGGCAGGTTCTATCATACGGATCTGTCTAACAATACGGATGAAAACTTCTGGACTAACCGAGCACCGGATACCCTTGTTAAGGCAGCACTTTATCAGCTTGAGGTTGCTTATCGGAACACCGAGGGTGCGAAGGATTGGTTAGCGGCAATAAACCTCGAGGGCATAGATCTCGAGATGAACGTGGTTGAGCAAGACGTTCAAGATTCGGAGGTAATTGAGTATGAGTAAATTTCTTAAGTTAAGGGAGGGAACTCCTGAGCAGAAGTTCGAGCATCTCGAGGTAATCTTGAAAAGATTAAGCCGTAGGATTCACAAGGTAATAACTGTGGCTTTTCCCCCGAGTCCGATCTTTGGATACTGTGAAACGCCGGCTGCGGATGGTTCGGTTGTTAGGTGTGTGTTCCCTGCGCCTGGTCATGTAACGAGAATCTGCATGGCTGTTTCGAACTATGCTGACAATAAGAAGGTGGCTTTCCAAGCTGAGTTTGCTAAGTACGATGGCAGCCAGATTTTCACGAGAACCTTTGAGACTCGCAAGAGTGTGGAGATAGCGAACATTGATCTCCATGTAGGTACCGGTGATTGTATGACGTTGAAGGTGGAGACTCCTGCTGAGGGTGAGGAGTTCAGGGCCAGCAACATCTGGACTTCGGTGCTTTATGTAATCGACATGCCTGAGGGTAGGATTCAAGAGATCTCATTTGACGAGCTTGATAAGCTGATTGAAGAGGGGATGGAGGAAGATGAAAGAGTTCTCGGTGAAGTTTGATGGTCTTGGTAAAGGCCTTAGACCGTTTGAGAGTATGCCAATTAACACTGAGGTTTTAGTTGAGTGTTATAATCTGGCACCTGCCGAGGCTGGCTTGGAGATCCATGAGATTCTTACTGACCTTAATGCGAGTGGAGTCTCCTGGGATGGCGAGGGACAAAAGGCGGCAGCCAGTACTACGAGGACTATTACGATATATGTCAGAGACTACGTTGATACGACTGATGTTGCTACTGTCTCTGTTTATCTTGATGGCTCACTCGAAGGTACCACAGATGCTAATGGTGAACTCGATATTGCAGATGTTGCTATCGGAGGTCATACACTTAAGCTCACTAAGGCTGGGTATACAGACTCTGATGCTGACGATCTTTATAACGATTACATTATGGTTATATAATGGCGACTATTGAAACTCCTCAAATATCTCCAGTAGCTGGAACCTATCGTGGTATAATCGAGGTGACCCTTAAGTGTCGGACACCAAATGTCAACATCTACTACACTGATGACGGAACAACGCCAGATGCAACTGATAATCTTTATACTGATGGAACTCCTATAGAGATCACAAGCACGACGACTATTAAGGCGATTGGGATTCTTAGTGGTTGGACTAATAGTGCAGTAGCATCGGCTACTTTTACCATGACTGACTACTCGCAGAAGTACGCAGCGTATATCAAACATCCTGGTGCAGGTGAAGGGTTTATTAACGATCTACTTGCTGATGTTGCTTGTTGCGATGAGGACGATTACTTCTTTCATTATGGCTTTAACTACGAGCTTATTGGCGCAGGAGAAACTGTTGCTATAACTATAAGAGGTGGTTGTCCAGATTTCACATGGGCTGTAACTGGGAGTGATTATAGTTTTGCGCATGCTACCACTAGCGTTAGGACGAACGATCTTACAGCTATAGCCGTACCTAGTGGGGATGGAGCAACGATAACTATTACAGATAGTTGTGGAAGTATAATTTCCAAGGGTGTCAATGCCTATGTACCTGAGTGTGCGCTTCCAACGTTGAGTCCATCGAGTGGTGCAATAGCTGGAAGTCAAGCAGTTACAATGAGCTGTGCTACGGGTGGAAGTACGATATATTATACCCTCGATGGCTCGGAGCCTAATGAAAGTTCGACACAATATACTGCGCCAATATATCTACCAAGCTCACCGATAACAGTTAAAGCAAGAGCTTATGCGAGTGGCTATAATCCTTCAGATATTAGGACGGAGTCCTACACGTTGACTTCGTCTTACGAACAGTTTGTTCCGGGTGTCAGTGGAGATGATGGTTATGTACAATACTCAGGAGTTAATCCTGCATCGTTTAATAATAGTGCCGACTTTCTTATCCTTGGAAATACCTCGAGTCCGACTCCAGGTTATAAGCATAGGGTCTTTATCAGGTTCTCTACAAGCGCTTTGGTTCAAGGAGCAACCATCAATTCTGCCTTCTTAAGGTTAACATGCTATCAGTCAGAGGTTGACAATGTTGATCTGACGATATACGCTAACGATGAAGATGATCCAAGTGCTCCAACTACTAAGGAAGAAGTCCATGCTTTAACTCTTACCACTGCTAATGAAACGTGGAACATAACCACGAATTGGGTTGACGGTACACAATATGATAGTGTTGACATAACGAGTATTATTCAAGAGATTGTGGATAGGGGTAGTTATGCAGATCATATAATGATCGTCATTGATGGTAGTGCTACTGACTCGGATCAACAGTTTGCTTCGTCAATAGATATTGGCAGTGAAGATCCTGAGCTTCACGTTGATTGGAATGTATAGGAGGTTAGATGGGAATAACAGCTGATTGTGGAAGCTGGAGTGTGACGTGGCCATGGCCACAAGCAATCTTTGGGAGTTACTATACCTGGGCTTGGGCAGTAGCTGATACCGATGACTGTGCTGCGGGTATTCCCGCGGGTGATGATGACCTTATATTGTTTGAACTGTATTGCTCTACGAGCGATGTTTGGACAGGAGATTACATCGCCAGTTTCGGGGCTATTGAGAATATTAACCAAGTTGACATAATCGACTTTGGCAGCTTCTATGCGGCTACAGCTTTTGGCTATAGTGGTGGGAGTCCGACGATTACAGGGTTGATTCGGCTACCTGGGATTTCCAAACCATCGACTCAGTACACCTCGTTGGAGACGAGTCAGGTTCCTGAGTTTATCACAGGTTGTAACTTTAACGGTCAGGCGGTTATAGGTGGGATTATCTCTACCAATGCTACCTGGGAAGAAAGGGGGCTTTCAAGTGTATGTTGGAGCAGAATTGGACAATTCGACTTCCGGCCTGATGAACACCAAACTGCTGGATACCGTGATATGGACTGGGGTGAGTGGGGAGAAGGTATCGTATACAAGGTTAGAAAGCTCGGGAATTACGTGGTGGTTTTTGGTGACGGGGGTACATCTGTCCTTATCCCAAGGAGAGGTCCTGCGGTTACGTTTGGGTATAAGCGATTGCCGATCCCCGGAGTAAGGAGCGGAAACCACATAGCTGGTGATCAGCACGTTCAAGCGGTGATTGATACTAACTATGATCTGTGGCTCATTGACTCAAGTATGAAGCCCCGGAAACTTGGGTATAGAGAATGGTTTCAAGACCTTTTAACATATACTCATGAAAGTAACGACTATCGTACACTAGCAACGTATGTGCCGAGTAAAAAGAGATTTTACTTCTCGAATGGAAATGACTGTTATGTACTGACTGAGTACGGCCTATACACCTGTCACCAAAATGTGACGTCTGCTGGAGACTATAGGGGAAAGGTCTTGTGTGGGTTTTTTGAAGAAACGGCAGACTATGAGTGGCGAGCTGAAACTGCTCCGATGAATTTCAATCAGGCTGGGTTTAAGACGTTGCAACACGCAGTGCTTCAGGGGCACTATGTCAAAAGTACTTATAATCCTTACTTGAGGGTTAAGTATAAGAACGACGTGGGGAGTGTTACTTATAGCGCCAGTGATTGGAAAGAGCTAAACCCACAAGGTGCACTGGCTCCGATAATCACCGCGCAGCAGTTTAAGGTGGGAATTAAGGGTACAGATTATCGTAGTTCAGAGTTGTTGCTGGACTCTATAGATCTGAAGATCAAGGTTACTGATAAGCATCTAATAAGGGGGATCTAATGCCAACACCGCAAGAAGTAGCTAGCGCATGGAATCAGCAGCAAGCTAATCTTAGGGAGAAGTATAAAAGCCATCCTAGCCAGATAGGGATTACTGGTGATAATAGACCTCCTCTTGTTAAGATGAGAGAAGATAGGATCAGGGAAAATCGTGGCTTGGAACCGAGGATTAAAAGAGATTCCGTTGTTCCTGAGCCTTGGAAAGAAGAGGATAAGGGTGGAGCTACAGTTATACAGAGGGGTGGATCTTCACAGCAATCTGACGCTCAACAGGCGGCATCGCAGAAGAAGGGTGGAACTGACCAACCTATAGTGGCGCCACAACCTATGCAGGAGAGTGGAAAACCTGCTATTACTTCGAAGAAGGAAGCAGAGTCGGGACTGCTAAGTTTATCGTTTGACTTCTCACCTCGTGGAGAAGATGAGGAAATTGCCGAACTGGGCGAGGTTACGTTCGGCCCAAACTTGGGAGAGATGGGTGCTAATAAAACTTTTGCCTGAGCAAATTTCAAAACACTGGGACTTTTTAAAGGAGGCTATCGAGAGGGCCTTGCCACCAGTGACAGGTAACTCAAACCGGAGAATGTTAAATATCCTGGAAGATATGTTGACTGAAAAGATGCACTGTTGGGTAAATACAAATAGTAAATCAGGAAGGATCAACGCTATAGCAACCACGCAGATTGTGGTAGATGATATCTCAGGAGAGATGCACCTTTTGCTATATAGTCTTTACGGGGTAGAACCGTTAGATAAGGATAGTTGGGCGATAGCCTTTGGTACTGTTGCAAAGTTTGCTGAGTCCATGGGCTGTGCGAAGGTTACGGCGTACTCTGCTAATCCACATGTCGTTAAGATGGCCGAGGAGTTTGGTGGAGATACTTCGTATAGATATATTTCTTTTCCTTTGTTTAAAAAATAACCATAGTGGAGGTGTAAGATGAGTGGTGGCGGTGGTTCCGGAGGTGGCGGGGGTGGCTCTGCTGGTAGAATAGCGTATCCTGCTTATGTTGAAACTTGGCACTCAACGTGGTTGACAAACGTAGGTACAGCTATGACTGCGGCGCAAGCTGCGAGTCCGTTTGCCGCTGCGGCAGCTGCTGATCCTGACAGCTATATCACTGAGTGGGATACAGCAGTTACTGCGTTTGATGCGATAGTTGCAGCGTTGGATCACGAGGCTGATTGGCAAGCGGCAGTTGATGCGGCGGAGTCTGGAGTTGATGGGGTTATAGATGATACCTACATCGATGGCGAGGTAGCTGCGTATGCGGATGTTTTGGATGATCAGATTCAAAACAAGGTTCTTCCGCAGTTTGAGGGTGGGATGCGAGATATTAACGCTGTTATGTCGAGTTCATTCCAGTCTGGAAAGGCTATCATCTGGGCTTTCAGGAACCGTGATGTGGCTAATTACGAAGCGAGTTTGAGGGCCAAGCTATCTCTCGGGAGACTTGAGTTGATCTTTCAACAGGCCGGAAGAATCACCGAGATGCAACTCAAACACGTGGATTATGCAAGAGACGTGATGCACTATACCATTGAGTTCAATCGGTTGGCTCTTGTGGCTGTTAAGGAGGAAACTGATCAGAATCTTGCGATAGATGAAGCTGATGCTCTCTGGGACTTGAAGACGTTTCAATATGGTGCAAATATGCTCGGCGCTGTTGCGGGTGGTACAGGTGGAACTGGAAAGAGTCAACCATCTACCGCTCAATCGGCGATTGGTGGTGCGTTAAGTGGTGCTGCTGCAGGGGCTGCTTTTGGTGGAATAGGTGCTGGTGTAGGAGCTGGCATTGGACTTTTAAGCGCTTTTATTTAAGGAGGTAATGATGGCTGGTTTTGGTTTCGATTTTAATGCGTTGGACATAGGTAATGCCCTAGCTGGTTTCAACCAGATGGACTTGCAGAATGCTCCGCAAGGCGGTGGGTGGTTTCAGAAGTTAGGTAGTATGTACAAAAATAATCCTGAGATGTTCCAGATTATGGGAGATATGCTTGGGAGAGGGTTTGCTCCGGACAATCCTTTTGCTGGGATTGGTACGGCTATGGGTCAGAGTAGTTTGGCTAACAAGGCTTTGCAGGAGCAACGCCAGGGACAGTTGGATACGAGGAATATGTTAGCCAGCTTGTTCTCCGGTGGCTTGACTCCCCAAGGAGTAGCTGGGCCTACATCGATGACCCTGAAGCCTGGAAAGCCTGATGGAGAGGGGAACATCGGGTCTGATGAGATGACCTTTAATCTTACTCAACCAAGGGAAACGGGGAGTGGAAGTAAACCACGCTACATGGATATGAGTAGCATGTTCTACGGTCCGAACGCCCCTTTTTAACTGCCCTGTTAGGGGGAGGCGGCGAACCCAGCGCCGACCTGACAGGGTTAGCTCCGGAGCAAATCAACGCTATAGCTGGGCAGGAGATAGCGAGAGATCGTAATAGGATGCAGATAGCTGACCTGCTTCGTCTTGATGAAGCCGCTAAAGCTTCCGCAGCGCAAGCAGCCAGAACTGGTGATATCAATGAGTACAAAGCTATCACTGATCGCTGGACTGCTATCAAGAACATGGAAGGTAAGGACGCTGATCGTGAGATTAAGAAGTTCAGTGCTGAAGCATTGGCTGATTACTACAATAATCTCGGCGAGAACATGAAGTCCAAGGAAGGGCTGGATAAGCTGAAGTTCAAGCTTGATGTTATCAAGGAATCCAGTATGAACCTCTATCGTAGTGCTCTGCGTGAGGGCAGTAATGCCGCTGCGTATTTACATTATCAGCAGGCTAATCTTGCGGAAGAGCAGCTAAAAGCTATGCAGAGAATTGCTGCTGGTGAAGGTACTGAAGCTGATTATGCTATCCTTAACAAGAAAGTTGATAGTGGCATGACCGATGCTGAGCAGAGAGCACGAGCTGACGATGCGAGACAGGCCGAAGCTTTTCTCGTTGAGAGTCCACATGACGATAGGGCGATTTCTTATGTTCAACAGTTCAACGATTACGGCAAAGGTTCGTACGGCTATGTGTGGGACGATTCAGCTGCGCTACCAGCTTTAAGAAAAGCCGTTAGAGTTCAATTACCTGCAGGGAAAAATCTTGATCAAGTAAGGGCTATTGCTGCGAGTGAAGGAGTTACTGTGTCTGAACTTCTTCGTGCCTATTACTTAAGTCAAAAAGGAAAATAGTAACGATGAGTCTTGAATCTGCTTTACAGAAGTTGCAGGCTGGTTCTGGTGAAGAGACTGGCGGATTTGCTCCTATCCCATTTAACGAGAGTGGTTACGCTGATTACGCCAAGGGTATAGCCAAGGCTGGTTTAGATATAGGTGGACAGATTCCTGGTATGGGATTAGCATTTGGTGCCTCTGGTCTGGCTTCCCTTCTTGGGCCAGTTATTGGTGGAATGATGGGAGCTGATCCGGCGACAACAAGAGCGGCCACTGAGGATTTCCAGGAACTTATGTCTGGAGCATTAGCTCAACCGTTTACCCCAGCAGGTGAAAAGTTTGCTGAGACTATTGGTACGTTATTCAAGCCTGTTGAAGCAGTGGGACACTTTACTGATGAACAGCTTTCGAAGCTCGACCCGAGGCTGGGCTTAATAGGTGGTTTTGTATCTGAGCTTGCTGTTCTTGGTGCTCTTGGTCTTGGCGGACGAAGAGTTTTTCGTAAGTATAAAAGTATTAAGGAAGCTGCTGATGCTGGGAATAAAGCTGATACTGTTAAGGCTATTGATGAGTTCTTTGAAGATCTTGACCTTTCAGAAGAAGCTATCGGGGAGTTTAAGAGTCTCCGTACTCCTCAGGAAAAACAGAATTGGATGAACCGATGGACTAAGGGTACGGGTGAGCAACGTCAAGCTGAAATCGAAGCGTTTGAGGGTCGAGCGAGACCAGAACCAATGGCTGAAGAGCCAGGAGTTTACGAGCCTTTTCGGAGGGTTATTGAAGAGCAGAAGGAAGGAGCTCGGGCCGAGGGTGCAAGCCACGCTCAGAAAATTCAGAGTGCTCTTGAAAGACTAAAAACAGAGGAGGTACCTAAAGATGCCAGAAGAGCTGGAGAGAAAATTGAAGAAGCAGGCGAACCAGTTGGCGAAGTCCGGGAAGCTGAAGCGGCGGAAGGGGGAGAGCCTATCGCAGGCGAAAGACCGGTACGTGTACGGGACGCTGCGGAAGACGGGGTGAACCCCAAAGTAGTTGAGAAAGCTAAGTCGATAGCTGAAGGTATTGAAGACGCCGAGTTTCGTAAGGCAGGTTACGGTTGGTATAGCTTCGATGTAGATGTTGGTGGTCGTGGAAGGGCTTCTTTTCAGCTGGAGGCTAAAGATGTTACTCCCGAGAACATAAGTAGAAAGGTACAGGAGGTAAAGAAGAGATTTGAAGAAGCTCCTCCCGTTGATGAAGGCTTAACCGAAGCTCACTTCGAACCATTCTTTGATGAGAAAGGAAATGTCAAAGTTCGGGCAAGTGAAGCTATTCGTAAGATGGACAAGAAAGTTAGAACCGGCGAGCTGCAGGAGAAGCTTCTTAAGATTGAGAAGGACGTTCACGATCACGGATATGATATTCTTCTAAATGATGAGGGAACTCATGTAGTTGTTGAGAACGTGGTTGGAAAAGAAGGTAAAGGTATAGGTAAGAACAGATACCTGATGCGGAAACTGGACAACGTTCTGCAAGTGATCGCTGAGTCAGGAAAGGATTTAAAGACCTCTCCACTTAACGATTGGGTTAGTGATATGCTGTATGAGTTAGGTGGAACGAAAGAAGCTGGTGATATTCGTGTTCCTAATTCTGCTCTAAAAGAGTACATGGCTTCTGGTGATACTCCAGCTAAGAGATTGAGAGCTTTTAAGGGGATAGAGGAGAAACCCGTAGAAGCTCCGAAGGTTGAAGAACCTACTGTTCCTGAGTTTACTAAAGCTGAGTTCGTGGAAGAAGAAGGAATACAAACGAACTTCGATTATGATCTTTGGGGAGGTAAGGAGTTTGATACCTTTGCGGAAGCTGAGGCTTATCGTACAGGGCCAAGAGCTAAGGGTAAGAGAAGGAAGCTTCAAGAAGGTCGGGGATCGGATCTTGAGATCATCAAGGTAGGTGATAAGTACAGGGTTGCTGAACCACTGGCTATGACCGACAAAGAAGCCCTAATGATAGATGAGGGAATTAAGAAATATCATACCGAACGACGTTCGAGGATCGAAGAAGCTGTTGGTGAGTTCGACGAAGGTACGATCAGTAATCAATTAGAGGGTCTTTACGAAAGACTTGGAGCGTGGGAGAAAGGAGAGCCGGTAGATATCGAGCTTATTGCAGACAACTTGCAAGTGGTGACTGATAATGCTGAGATGGCCAAGCATTACGAACTTGCGGAGCGTGGCAGTAAGATGCTTGAGTGGCTGAGGAAGCGGAAAGATTTCCTGGACAAACAAGTTAAACCCACAGAGAATCCTGGCATGACAGAGGGCAAACATCCTTGGCAGAGATGGAATCCTGAGACAGGAGAGAAATCTAAGGCTGGACTATTAGTCGATATTGTACTCGATGGTAATGGACGGCCCTTTGTGGATCCCCAATCAGCTCTGAAAGTTCTTAAGGAGAATAACATCGAGGGTATCGTTGAGTTTGTACCTAAACTTGACGGTTTCGTTATTGAGAAGATAAAACCTGAATCTATTGAACCGAAACCTGAAGTAGGAACTGCTCGGAAAATTAAGGAGGTCAGCCCGGAGTATGCTGCGAGAGAGGCCAGGATATTCGAGTTTAGGAAAATCCTGAAGGAAGTAATTGATTCGATTAAAGACACTCTGGATGAACGGGGTTCGATAAGTTTCAGGGACTTAGATCCTGCAAAACGTGAGCGCTTGAGAAGGCTGGTTACCATGGCTGCTCAAGCTGGTGATTCAGTCTACGAACATGTAATGAAGATTGGTGGGTATACTGAGAAGCAAGCGAGAGCCGCTCAGAAGATGGCTGACGAAATGTCTCAGAGTATGAAGATGGGCGAGACCTCGTTCGGGTTGGAAGAGTTCGAGACTGGGGAAGTTGTCAACTCAGGTAAGATGGAGCGAACTGTTGGAACTGAAGTAATTAAAAGACCAAAAATATATGCGGGTGTATTGGATGCTTTGAAGCGTTTGGCTGAGCCAAAAAGATCGTTAAGAGCTACAAGGATTACTCGCGAGTTTGTCCCAACTGAGTTTATGATAGATGAGATTGAAGGACACCTTCCTCTCGAGCAGCAAGGACTTGGACGAGCTTTCCGAGAGAACTACTGGGAACGTGAGGGGATGATCAAAGATGGTGCTGAAGGAGTTGTAAAGCAACGATTAGAACTATCGAAAGGTTTAAATAGACGATCTGGAAGAAGGATTGGAACATATGCTATGTGGGAACAGAAAGATATCCGAGCGCGGATGGAAAGGGATGGTTGGAAAGTAGAGGATATCCCCGAGTTGACACCGCAAGAGATGAAGGTCTATGAGTTCATGCGGAGGATTCTCGACGCACGTGGTCCTATTATTAATCAGATGAGAAAGCTTAACAACTTAGCACCGATGAAACTGCTGGAAAACTATTTCACTGTAATGTATTCAGAAACTCTTGCACAGAAGCTTGGACTAGGACCTAACACGGTGTTTGACAAACCTCATATAGTTGAAGGTCGATATGTTAACTTCAAAGAAAAGCCCTTTAAATTTTCTAGACGTAGAAGTAAGGAGGGCCTGAAGAAGGAAATGAAGCTTAATGCTTTTGAGATCTTTGATCAGTATATCTTTGATTCCTTCCGACACGAGCATATGACTCCTTTTATTGCTAAGCTGTATGAGCTTGGCAAGCCATTGAAAGATGGTTTTGATGCTGAAGGAAAACAGAAATACTATAGGTTGGATAAGGATAAGCCTGAGCTTGCTACGTGGTTCAGAAGATGGGCTAACCAGCTGGCTGGCCGAGATGTGGAGAATCCTCTAAACCTTGGAAGCAAAGCAATGGAGAGCTGGTTAAAGAAAAGATCCAGAAACGTTTCCGTCTCCATACTCGGTTTTCTGTTAAGATCTCCATTTGTCCAGCTCTCAGCACTTCGTGGTTCGCCAAGATATAATGGCTGGATTCATACTCTTCAAGGCATTACAGATATGATGAATCCGGGCGAAGCTAAGAGGGCTATCCGAGAATCAAGAGTGTTGAAGCTGAGGAAGCAGGAGTTCTTAGGTCGTGCGATCTCTCGTGAGGGGTTTACTGATAAGAGTCTGTGGATGCTTAAGAAGTTTGACCAAGCTCCGGCGATTGCAACTTGGTTGGCATCGGAGAGGTTTGCAAAGAGTCAAGGAATCACTGATCCTAAAGTTATTAGAAGATACGCAGACTCTGTCGTAGCTAAAACTCAAGGTACGGCGTTGACAGGAGATATACCTCCGATTCAGAGAGCGGCACTTGGTCGTGCGATCTTTACTCTCCAGACCTTTACTATAAACGATTGGAACTTCATGTACAAAGATGTTTTTGGGGCTGGTAAGGGTAAGAAGATGTCGCCGAAACAAAGAGCCAGAGCAGTATTTGATGTTATGGTAGCTACAGCTTTAGTGAACGTGTTCTTTGAAGATTTACTTGGAACTAGTTCTCCGTTCCCGACGCCAATAAGAACTATGATTGATGCTATCAATGATGGAGAGAAAATTTCAGCTGTTGTGCGCAAGACTCTGGGTGAACTCCTTGAGCCAGTTCCAGGTATTGGTGGTAAGGCAAGATATAACGTGGCACTCGGCGGGGCAGTTTACGAGACCTTGGATAAGCTGGCTACATCACTATTAACTGATCCTCTTGATCGTGATTTGTATGACAAGGTAGGACCAGCTTGGGAGTATGGGATGAAATACCTTGGAATCCCTGGCGCACAGCAACTTGGCAAGTCCCGCCGAGCCATTAAACGTGGTGAGACTAATCCTTATTACATACTAATAGGTAAAAAGTACGAACCCAAAAGCAAGGGATTAACCGGACTCCCTGGACTTGAGGGACTCGAGGGCCTCTGATATAATAGTAATAACCACATCGTTCAGTGACTTGTATTGAACGAGTAGAAACTCTATCTTTCTCAAGACCTCCGTAAGTTTATTCATCATAAACTGGAGGTCTTCTTCTTTTTCGAACCCTGATAAAGCAAATATATTTTTAGCTTTCTCTAACCACTCAGCTCGGCAGGGTTGAGACCAGGGATCTTCAAGCTGACCCTCGAGATAGTAGGTACAACTACCTGGATATTTCTCGTGGGCATCCCAGTTATCTGCGTGCGGTTTCTTGCACAGTAAAAGGTGTAAGGTCATTGCAATGTTCTCAGGACTCATCGATAATTTCCTCCCTTTGGTTAATTATTAACCATAGTTAATCCAACAAGTTACCTTCCATATCTACTTGGTTCTTCTCCAGAGCAAGGACACTTATTATTCTAATATCCCCATCTGGAAGAGAGATGATTTTAAATCTCTTCTGAGCTGAAAACGTTTCAAGTACAGTGTCCAGTCTCCACTTATCTACATCGGACCTATACTTACGGAGTATCTCACTTGCCAGCATAGTTCTATTGCTTACAATATCTCTGGAGATTTTCTCCATCACTGTGGAGTAAGATAGTTCACCAACACCACTGAAGGTGCTAGCCATGTTCTCCTCGGTCTCTGTTAAGATAGCGATAGCTCGGGTGAGATCACCCTCTGTTATTACCATGTCTTCAGTACGTGAAGCGTTGACGATCATAGATAGTTTCATAACGTGGTTGGCCCGACGCTCAAGATAGCCCTCAAATCTAGTGTCCTCAAACTTGTGTCTGCCTTCTTGTGATGGATACCACTTGACCCACTTCTCCATAAAAGCACTGTTGGTTCTGAATCGGCCATTCATGGCATGTATACGGGCGAGGTCTGATTGTAGTTTGGGCTCCAACTCATATCCTGTCGGACCAAGGTCGGGATAAGGAACGACCTTTCCTTTATTTCTCTCATGCACGAAGATCATTCGGCTTGTCAAGCCACCGCCAATAGCATCTAATGGCAAAGTAGATTTAATTAAATCTGGGGTTGTTGCACCGAACAGGTTGACATAGACACCGTCTATTTCGTCAACTCCCTCGTGCTTGGTACGATAGATCCATTTGTCTCGGCAATCGTACCAATCTGTGAGATCACTCATGAGTTGCTGGTTTTGGTAGCCGAGAAAAACAGTTAGCTCTTGCGACCAAATAGTTAGTGATGCGTGGAAGATCATAGAACCGTCTGAAGTTATCTCGGTACTACCTGAGTTGTTCAGCTCACGGATAAGAGCTTCGCGGGTTATTGCCTCGGCGGCTACTCCAACGCTAAGTTGTTCGAGAAACGGCCGAGCCATATTCATAGCAGTGCCTTTGCGTGCGGCTGGAGGGCCAACCAGAACTACGTACATGTTCGGATAGAAGGTAAGGGTACCCCACTCCAGGAAGCACTTGCGCTGTAGCACTGCAGCTATCACTGAAATAGCCGACCAAAGGTGGTACATCATGGTCGGCTCAGTGTTGCTAGTATATTGCAGATAGCCAGTTATCCAGTCATCAAGCTCTCGCTTCATAAGACTCCACCGTGGTGCGAATAATTTCAGCAAGTTCAACTGCAGTTGAAGGAACCTCGTGGGATTTAAGGTCCTTGCCATCTTCCTTGGCCAGTGTTCGGGGACAAATAGTAACGTCCGCAGGAATTATAAATTCCCTGCCATAGTGGGTAGTTAATGGAATCTCGAGCTTAGACTTGACATCGAGGATCATCTTGGCATGTTCCTCGTAAGGTACAGACTTAGGGATCTGGAATGTTACATCGTCATGGACTTGGAGGAGCAGTTCAGATAGCGCATATTTTTCTTGATAGTAAAGCTCAATAACTCCGCGCTCGTTAATAACATCTCCAACCGTTCCCTGGGGGATACAAGAGTAAGCATCCTTAAACAGTTTATCTCCCCACCGATCCATAAAGAGGGTCCGGCGTCCCATAAGATTTGTAATGATCCGGTTCTCCCGAAGGCACTTACGAACATAAACATGAAAGTTATTACGCACTCCAGGATATGCCATGTGATAACGTTCGACAATGAAATGCGCTTCCCTCTCAGTAGTTTCGTAGATATGTGCAAATGATTTATAGCCTAGATCGTAATTAAGAGCATGATTTGCCTTCTTGCCCCAAAATCTTTCATTGTGGGAACCGTCTCCCAAAGAACAAGTGCCGTCCTCAGTCGTAATGTCGGACGCAGGCTTTTGAAATATAAGAGATGCGGTGAGTTTGTGTACATCGTCTTTCCTTTCGAAGCAATCAATCATTGGTGTTATGTTGCCGACATAAGCAACGATACGGTTTTCGGCCTGAGATAGATCAATACGATAGCCGACATAATTGTCGTCAAATAGAAAGAACTTCAACAGCTCGTGTGGTACGTTCTGCAGGTTCATACCTGTACCAAAGATATTGGCAGACGATGAAAGTCGTGAGAACCTTGTACCAACTGGGTTGAACGAACAACGAACACGACCATCAGGGTCGAACTTATCTTCATTCAGGTAAGTACCTGAGAGCTTGACGCACTTGCGGATCTTGCGAATGAGATTCGCTTCTTTAACTCCTTTCTTCGCCAGACGTTTCATCGCATCGTCATCAGTGGTAGGTGCTTTGGTTCTGCGGTTCTTATATGCTGGAAACTTCAGCCGACCGTAGAAGTATTCCTTCAGTTGTTTGGGTGAGTTAGGATTTAAGTGGAACCCTGCGATCTTGTTCAGCTTCTCTTGATGTTGCTCGGCTTCCTTTGCCAGGTCCTCTCGTTTCTGACGTATGCCGTCCATGTCCATCTTGATACCACGCTCTTGCATATATACTAGAGGTGGGATTAGCTTGACTTGCCGATAGTAAGTTTCGATATTGCCCTGTTGCTCCAACTTCTCAATCTGTTTCGGGAAAGCTTCGGCGCACATGATAGAGTCGGTAGCGTTATACTTCCATAGCTGTTCCCCACCTGTACCGAAGTACCTTTTTCCTTCATCCTTGTAATATCGATGATCAGTCCACACTGAGGTAATGAAGTCAAGTCCGATCGGATAGTCTGGCATGATGATTCTTTGAGCAACCATCGTGTCTTCCAAATTTTTAGCTTTGATCCCGTAACGACGAAGTAGAAAGTGCGTATCAAAACCGAGGTTTTGTCCACCTTTCCTGATAGCACCATCTTCAAGAATATCTGCCACGTGTTGGAAGACGTTTGTTTCTTGCTCGATGGTGAGGTAATCTCCATCCGCCGCAACAAAAGGTATACATAATGCTTCATCGTCCCGATACGCAAATGAAATGCAGGAAACTTCCTCGTTGAGAAGCTCAATATCGAAGTATATAATCTTGCCATCAGTTCCCTCCTTTTCAATCTTGGCGAGATAAGACATAATCTCAAAGTAAGTCGGTTTGATAATAAGTTTACGGAACTTTGGTGTATGTCCGTTATCTGCAATAACTCTCGCTCGTTTGATGTCTAGTTGGATAAGGAACTTGTTTAAATAAACGAACTTGGGCGGGAGTATTGTTGAAGTGTGGATTGTAGGTATGATATATTTTCCTGGCATTCGATCGTCAGTTAATACCGAACCTCTCCACTTGGTTATGCCAGGCTTGTTAATGTTAGTAAGAGCAGTCATAGAATAGTTTCCCATCGCAATGACTGCTATCGCTTTGGCATCATTGATCTCGCCGATCAAAAGATCTCGATACTTGAGTCCCTTCTCACTGAACGTTAGAGTTGAAAGGTTCAGGTACTCACTAACGTGTTGATCGAAATCCTTAGCAAAGTTTGTTATGTAACACTCTTGGCGAATGACGCCAGCGGCCTTAAGACACTCGTTTAGTTCTCTCCCTGCAGGTCCGACGAACGGCCGACCGGATTGTACCTCAGTCTTCCCGGGCTGTTCGCCGACGATAATTATCTTAGCCCTGTCGGGATCACCTTCTGGACGTACGTAAGTGCTCATAGCTCTATATGTCCTTCCTCTTTCAGTTTATAGAAACACTTCATCGTTGCACGTATATCATACATCGCATCGTGCGCACCGACGAACCCTTCGCCAAATAGGAACTCATGGAGTTCCGAGAGCTTAGGCCACTTAGGGCCATAGGGCCCAGGTAGATTACAAAGCTCTGTGGTTTCTTTCATGGTACAATAGTATGGCTTCTCGTACATGAGAATCTTGGCTCTCTGACTAAGGTTATTCCTCAAGAGCATAGCAGCCATCATCTGCACATCAAAGTCAAAGTTGTGTGCGACAAGTATATCCGCACGGTTCATTAGACTGGTGAATAACGTGGCTACAAGATGCTCAGCAATCCCGCAACGATCAGCAGTTTCAGTGTCTATCTGATGCACCCTGGCTGCGCCATCTGAGATAGTTCTGCCGTCGGCCTGAACAAGAACATTGACCTCGGCAAAAGCTATCCCTTCCTCTGCCAGAACAGCTCCCAACTGCACTACCCAGGGAAAGTCATCATCGGTATAGAGTTGAGTTTTGAAGTTGATCTTGTCCGAAGTTTCCGTATCAAAGAATAGTTCCATGGTTCTCCTTTCTACATTTCCCACCTATCTTCGGGTGATTCGGTTAGCTTGAGAGTTATGTTGTTATAGTTATCTATCAGATCACTCAGTGACCCTAAGACACTATCAATGACAGTGAGTTCGCTGAAGATGAAGAAGCCTTCTTCTTTAACCGTTCTTAGCTTCTCATAGATGTCGATAACCCCAAACAATGTGGATACTCTTTCCGAAGCCGTGTTCTCCTCTTCCATCAAATCACCTCCTTAGAAAAGTAAGTTCTTGCGTTTATGTTGTTGGATTCATAGTAGATAAATGCTCCTGCATCGTCGTAGAATGTAGCTTCATCTACTACAATCTCACTGATTCCAGCGTTAATGAGCAGGGACATACAAGATTTGCATGGCATAGGAGCTTTGCCTCCGATCATGGCCAGATACAGACTAGCGTCTCTAACAACCACTCCCATTCGTGCGGCGTTGGCAATAGTATTACGTTCCGCATGTTCTGCGTGGCAGATATGAAGACCACGCCCACTATCAAATCCAAGTAACTGTCTTGGACAGACGGTAGCGAGGTCTTCTTTAGGAAAGCCCTCAAGTTCTCTATGTAATCGAGGATCTGAGTTGTAACGATCCAAGCCACAGTGAACATGACCACGAGGAGGACCGTTATACCCCGTCGCTATTATCGACTGATCCCTTACCAGTATCGCTCCGAACTTCCTCGACAGGCAGGGACTCTTGCTCGCCACTGTCGTCGCTACGTTCCTGAAGTACGTGTCCCAGTTCATTCTTCTTTTCTCCTTTCGTTAGACCGTTAAGTAGATCATCGATGGCTCCTTCTACCATCGAACCAGCTTCAATTTTGTCCTCTGTAATTCTTATCTCGTGATCTCCGATGGGGGATGGCTTCTCCAGAGGAATGTTCAACTTTTCTCCGCCGAGCTTAGTCTTGATAGCTTCAGGGATACTGATTGACCTATGGGTTATTGTCTGAGTTGGAGCTGTTCCTGAAAGCTTCTCGATTTCATCGCATAGCATACGAAGCGCAAGTTTTATTCCATCGTGTTGGCTCCGCCTGGATTTTTGGATCTTATTTATCGTGTCCCTAATTTTTCCAAAGTTACTGGTCGCCATTGGTATCCTCCTCGAATGAACATTCCTCCTCAAAAACAAGAGCCTTTGCGAGGATTAGATAGTTGATGTGATCGGTTATCACCTCATTCCACTCGTCTATGGGAACCTCTTCTCCACGAGCATACTTATAGATCATATCTACAAGCTTTGTAGTATGTTTGCTCATGTAAGCCAGACATACTTCATGTGGTGTCTGCTTGAGGAGAGCAGCAGCTCGTTTGAACTGAGCAAGTCTATCTTCGGTACCCCAAGCATAATGCTCGGCTTTAACGGCCAGCATATTTGTACATCTTTTATACTGCCCTTCTACAACCTTTAAGAATTGATCATTAGTCATATTACCTCCTTAATCCTTGTTAGGAATCCTTCCCGGTGGATTTCACCGAGATCATAACCTATCGGAAGCATCTTATTCCGATAAGCTGAGATTAACGTATTACCACTTCCTGCGAATGGTACTAACACCCGTGAGCCTTCCATGACGAAGGTCGTCAGGATCTCGTCCATTAGCTCGAGTGGCCTTTCTGTCGGGTGGATCTTCTTACTTGGTGGGACGGGCTTGAAACCGAAATGGTTTGTCCGACCCATCTTGTTGAGTTTAGGGTCTCCTTTCTTAGCATAGAAGAAAAACTCTACGGAGCTTGCCAGGTGCCGAATCGGCGTGTTGGTCTGACCGCTTGTGGTTTCTACGAGCTCACCCTCTTCCGCTTCTCCCTTGGCCCAAACACATGGCAGACCACGAACGTTGAAGCCGATCTTCCGCATAGCTTCAAGGATGAAGGGATACCACGGGTCTGGCGAAAACCAGAAGATCAGCCAGGAATCTTTCTTCATCACACGATAACACTCTGAAAGGGTTTCGAAGATAAACTTCGGATAATCCTCTTTGAGGATCTCGTTATAACCCTTTTCACTGTAACTGTAGTTACCAAAACCCGTTTTCTTCTTGATCTTTCCAAGATCGATGGAATAGGGAGGGTCAACCTCAACGAGATTAAATAGTTCGGAGGGGACTTTCTTAACCATCTCGAAGAAATCGCCGACAAGGTAAAACGAGGCAAGCTTCTGTCTCTGAGCATCTCTCAACGTCAGTGCTCCATTGTCTTCTCTGATAGCCTCTTCAAACTGTTTAGCAGCTTCTTGTCGGATAAATACCCGACTGATGTTTTCCTTAAGCTTCATGGCTTCGGCCTTGTTCTTACACTGTTCCCAGGGAACATCTGGAAACTTTTCCATGGTCTCCGCAAGACCGATATCTTGTGACAGTTTGCCATGAGTAATGCCAATCATCTTAGCTACGTCACGGTCGCTAACGCCAGGCGCGTCAGGTGATGTGGACTTCTTACGACCATGTATTTCGACCATAAGATCTCGTATCTTCTTGGCCATCCGAACTTTCTCGTGGTATTCGAGATCCTCTCGTTGAATGTTCTCCAGTAACTCAATGGATCTAATTTCAAGCTCCGATAACCTACCTGGGAAAATCTTACACTCAATTCTCTCGCTGTTAAGGTGCTCGCAGGCCCGTAGGCGACGCCCTCCGGCAAGTAACAGGTATTTTCCATTTGCTTCTGGATGCGGCATAATTGCGATCGGATGTACGAGTCCATGTTCTCTGATAGAGGTGGCAAGTGCCGCAATGTCTTTGTAATCTTGACGTCCCCGATCTCCATAATCTATATCTCCCAGTGGAATTACAGCCAATGTTCCTTCCTTAATCATTTTCCGTTTAACTCCTTTTCTAGCATGGTTATAAGAACAGCTTTCTGCTCTTGGGTTAAGTTAGCCAGTGGGTCTTTCGGCTTAGCTCTCGAAGCTCCTGAGGAGGTTGATCCTCTGGGCTTCGTAACTTTCTTCTTTATCCTTCGCGACTCACGTAGGCTTTTAACCAACGCGAAAGCTTCCTCCGGGTTCATGCTAGAAATGGATACGTTCAAATCGTCGATTTGAGCCATTATCTCTCCTTATCAAGATTGAGTTTACAAATCTCTTTCAGGGTTATAGCACGCTCGACTAGCGCGCCAACAACTATCGCCTGCCCGTGTTCATCGAACAGACGAAATAGGTCTTCCAGAATAACAGTAAAGACTTCTTTCTTCCTACCGCTTTCTGGAAAATATCGATCGAGCTTAGCCTTCATCTCCTCACTGATATCGATAGACAACCTTGGACGATATCTATATGAGTCCATATAATCTCCTTTGATAAAGCCCTCCGAAGGTGGGGGACAGGAAAAAGGTGGTGTAAAAACCTGTCTCAACGGAGGGCTTAGTTTACCTATGGTTAAAAATTAACCAGAGTTGGTTAGGCTCCACTCACATACCTACGTATGCGGTTAATCTCGTTACCATCCTGGTCTTTGCCCACACCCAGGATAGCCCAACCTTCCTTGCCGATAATATCGTTTTTGATATCAAGAGTACCACTGAAGCTAATATCAAAGGTATCCTTGAATGTCTTGATTCGGAGTTTCGAGCGGTTCTGCTCTTTGGGACTCATAGAGTCATTTGGCAGAGCCATGTAATCACCGAACTCCTTGCAATACGGATCATCAAGCACCTCGTAGAAGGGCATGATATAATCCTCATTGTTTTTGTTCTTGTCTTTTAGAAAAGACACGATGCGAAGCTTGGCTTCGGTACCGGCAGGAATAATAGTTTCCTCATGAACGTCGTCAAGATCTACTGATGATAGATCAACAAAATCTTCAGCCATAAGTTTTCTCCTTATCTAATGATTAATAGTTGTTGTTGGTTGTTCTTGCCGATTGGTTAGAGTTAGCCACCTCCTTTCATGTTGAATAGTTGTTTGTCTTTCGTCCCAAAGCCACACTTAGCCAGAATCTTCTTTATATTCGGCTCTTCGTATTGCTTAAGAAGACCCTCACGGGCTAATCTGGAACGAGCTATGTGCATCCCGGTTGACTGGGTTAGCACCCGATATTCCGTGCCGCTTGATGTTGATTTTGGATCCATTACATAGATCTCATCAAACAGCAGAGGGATAGTTACACTGGCTTTTCCAGTGGTCATGAAGCGATACGATACTCTTCCAGAAACTTCATCTTTAGACGCTTCGAGATGACCAGTTAGTATGAAATCGCAGGGGATCTGTAGCATGATCTTGATCCAGTTTTGGATCTTGACTTTCTGCGGTACATAATCGTGGGCCCATCTCGGAGGTTGCCCGGCTAGTCCCTCAGTTTTTAAGATCTGGTTCATTATCGCATCGCTCCATGTAGTTGAGCTATCTAAAGCATATGTAGCGAAGTAATCGAAGTACCCTTCTTTTATCCTTCTTTTCATCTCGACTTCCCAATCTCGGAAAGCTCTCGGTGAAAGTGGATCTTCCTTTGACCATCTATCGTCTACGACAATCTCTCCTCGTTTTACGAGGTCAATAAGGTTAGTGGCTCCGCCCGGATCGAATATATCGACATGAACGGGCTTCCGAGCAGTACGAAGCAAGAAGCTCTTGCCCGCCCCACTCTCTCCCAGTACGAGAGCATTGAAAGACTCGGTCTTCGGATCAGATGCGTACATCTGTTGTAGCTCTTGTACTTCTTTCTGAACTTTTAAGAACTTTTCTTCTGTCATTTTAGCTCCTGATAAATTTCGATTATTAAATAGATTAACACCACCACGCTGATGAATATCTCAATTATCAGCATAATTCTTCTTCTCAAAGTCGAACTTGTGTTTAGCCTCACGCTCCATCGGATCCCAGTATTCCTTAACAAACCCGATGGGAGGTTCGTACATTCTGCGGAGCGGATTTGACCAAGCCAGACAGAAGTCTTGATACTCGCACACTCGACCATAGTCGATACAATTAGTCGGGCGCATAGGGAAAACTGGGAGAACCTCTTGCGTTTCGTCGTAGTCTTCAAGCATTTCATATTCACGATCAATCTCCCATAGGTAATACCTGACGGTGTCCATCCATACTTGCATCTGATCCTTGCGCTTCCGCACTTCGTAACGATGAAAATCATATGGATCTTTCTTTCTCTTGATGAAGAAACAACCGTTCATTTCGACACAGTCGACCTCATCACGAGGATATAAGCAATACAAAACGTGGGAATATGTAGCTGGCTGGATTCCTAACAACCATTGCTCATCCCACATCCACAAACGACTGCCCGTTTTATGTTCTCGTGAAAACACTCGACCAGTAACATTGTTGCGGATAATACTGTCCATCCTAAACGCAAGTGAGTGAGTTTCATCAACCGCTACACTTCCAGCGATTTCTGTATATAGCACATCGAGATCCTCAAGCTCCCCGTCATAATGCTGAGCATACTTTGCCAGAACGAGGAAAGCATTGTCTGGAGTCTTCGGGGCGAATAGCTCATCGGTTTCACTTGTGAAGGTCTTGCGATATTCCTCGAGGAACAAGTTGAAGGCATCAATAATGGCCTTATCACCATAACCATGAAGGAGTAAGTGCTCCATGGCAAGATGCCAAGCAGTTCCAAAAACCAAGTGGTTATTCGGTGACTCAGTTCGCCATCCGAGAATGTGCCGAAAAAAGAAGTATCTCGGACATCTCATGTAATCAACGATTTTTGAGCTGTCGATAACGTTTTGGCTTTTTGCTTTTATCGGATTGTTTGTTTCCATTCATATTTTCCTTTCGGTAAAATAGTTCAATTAGTTCCGAAGCGTCTTCCAGGCCTTCGGCCAGAGCTATAATCATCTGAACAGCTTCACGTCTTTTCAGACCCAACTCTCTTAGGGTCGCTATTTTGTTTAGCACCGGATGATTGAATTTCTCTGATTCTGCTGGCTTCCATCTCATAGATTTCAGTTATCGCTGTCGCTGCGTCTTCCGGGTTCTTGGCCATCTGGATTATCAACAGGAACGTGTTCTTCAGCGGGAGTCCTTCGTTCCTCAGACTCGTTATTCTCCTTAATGTCTTCTGGTTCATTGGCATAGTCTCTCACCTCACTTCCACAGGCCATACACCTGTAAGTTGGTACCGGGACAAACCTCGGTTGTTTGTCGGGAGTGTATAAAGGAGAGATTCTCCTCATACCATACACCTGTATAAATATCTCGCTCCCGCACTTGCATTTATAGATCGTAGAGTTCGCCACGGCTTCGTTTGCTAAAGCCTGTTGAGCTTTTGCTTGTTGCATCCTTGCTTTCTTTATATCTCGTCCCACCTTTAGTCTCCTTAAATATAGATACCCGTTCAACGTAGGTAGAAGGTGAACGAGGATCTGGTTTATATATAAGCAGATTTAATCTACCATGTTTCGCCGCGAACATAGCACAAGCTACTGAGCACATGACTGTCATGCCGCTTAGCAGTATGTAGTCATAAGGCTCGCTACGTCGAATAAACGGCTCAAAGAGTCGGCACATTCGGGAGACGGAGAATCTTCGTAGACTACCATCAGTCATAAAAATCAGATCTCCAAAATCCTCTGCGCCACTATAGTCATGTGAACTACGGTTCACTACGAAGACCTTTTTCCTCAAACTATCACCTCCTTAGACTCGTACGGATTCGCCCTGAGGCAGTTCTTCATCCTCATATCTTGATCTTCTATCATCTCTTTCCCTTGCTACCAAAGGGGCACGTCCTGATCTTGGAGCGTCTGGGTATTCAGTGAATCCAGCAGAAATGCTTGGTCTCGGCCCCTCTGAATTGTATTTATCTTCCCACATATCTGGATCGGATAAATACTTATCCAAGTCAGCGAGCAAGGACTCCTTAGTCTCATAAGCAAACCTTCCACAACCTACGAAGACAATGAATCCCTTGTTGTCCGAGGGTTCTATGCTAACATTATAATTCATTACTCTTCCTAGTTCCATTGAAAGCTCCTTTCATAATAAAGGGTTAACATCTTCTACCATGTTGAAGGACTCGATTGTGAAGGTCTTGCGGTATTCCTCGAGTTCAAGGAACACGGCACTCTTCGGAACGCCGCTCTTACCTGTCATATGCTGATATCCAACCTTACAGGCGTAGCGTGTTAACTCACCGCGCATATTCCAGAGACGGTTCCTCTCTTCATCTGTCATAGAGAACGAACCAACCTCGAAAGTTGAGCCGTCGTTCCCACGACATTCAATAGCTCCAATGGTTCCACTATATTTGCCCTTGCCTTCAACGTAGCCAATAATCTGATAAATGTCCTGCTTTGCAGGCTTAAACTTCATAACGTGAACGCTCCGCTTACGGACATAAAGACCATCAATATGACGTACAATGATACCTTCATATCCGTCGCCAACGTATTCATCGAATACTTTCCGAATACCGTTGAGATCCTCAACCGCCCTGGTTGGGACAAGTTTGACGTGCGGAGGAAATAGTTTTGCGATCTCCAATAGATCTCTTATCCTTTGATGTTGCGGGTGGGTACGAACGATGTCGAATACGTGGTATTCTATACGTTCGTGAAGAGGGTGCAGATTTTTAGTGCGGGATACTACTGAGTGGATTTCCTCGAAATCTTCACCGTGGAGATAGAGTTCTCCATCGAGTTCGATTGGAAAGCCAAGAGCTAAGGCCAGACGCTTAAGTTCGCGCACGAGATGCGGAACGGCAAAGTTCTTAACCTCAGCTTCACTTGATAGTAGTATCGGATCGTTGAATGGCCCTTCGAGAATCGCCCGACATCTCTCCCCATCCAACTTAGGTTGGACAAGAACGATCTGGCTGTCCCAGCGACTTAGCCTCTTTTCTTCGAAGGGATAACAAAGTAAGATTCCTTGTCTTCTGCTCATTTCATGCCTCTTTTTTCCTTTAGCTCATCAGTGTGACAGTCAAAACTGAAGAGCAAATACTCGAGAGAATCAATAACCGAATCGAGGCAGTGTCCCTCGTAAGGCATTAAGTATCTCGAGTGTCTTATACCTATCACTAGACTTAGAACGGCTTTCAAACGACCTTTGATCTGAAACTGTCTGTGTCTTTGAAACAGTTGTTTCTCGGTAGGTTTTTTCATGCTTATCGACTCCTGATGGTGTCCATATTGGGTAAAAGAGAAGGGGACATAGTCCCCCTCTCAGTGGCCTGAGTTCGAATCTCTATCCCTTCAGAGATTGAAGGAATGCAGCCTTGTCTTCGTCGGACATCTTCGCAAACGCGGCCTTCGCAGCAGCAATAGGATCTGCGGCGATGGAAGGAGCCTTTACTCCGGGTTTCCAACTTGCGGCGAAGTCTCCGGGATCACGCCCCTGTTCCATGCAACGGCGTAGGGCCGCTTGCAGGACAACTTTTGCCTGCGCTACGTAAAGGGAGTGAACCACGTCTCCGGTGAAATTATCGACGGCTTCCTCGATGGTGTCGCCGAAATCGTACATTACTGCACATTCTTGGTCTGTTTTCGGATTACTTGCTTTTACTTCGATCGGTGTTCCCATTTGAATCTCCTTTCATTCATTAGATTGATTAAGTTCTAGTTAATTTGAGTCCTATGGTTAATAATTAAACAAAGTGGGACGTTGTCCCTTAAGCATCACTCCTTCCTTTACCAGTTTAAGACTCCCAGTGACAAAAACCATTATACCAAAAAAATGGCCAGTTGTCAAGTAGTCTTTGGTATATGCTAGCGCATAATTGAATCTCTTATATTCTTGCGAATATCTTCCAGCATACCTCGTATGCGGTGGATTGCAAGATCGAGTTCAATCTCACCCTCATGGTTCTCGCCATAATAATCTATAGCCCAATCTTTGAAGTCCTGAATATCCTCTCCTTGGTCTCGCAGAACAGCTGGAACTAAGAGCATTAGCTGTTCTATCAATTCTTGATGACTACCGTTAAGTTTTGACATCTTTTCAGACCCAAGGAACTCCTTGATCTTCTCACACATGTTTATAACATCATCGTTGTTGGTTTGTCCTAAGTCAGAGAACCAATATCTATCAAGGATCTCCTTTGCTTCTTTTAAGAGTTCTATGCTCTTCATGCTTTCCTCCTTTCGAAGTGCTTCATCAGTTCATCGATGAGCTTTTCTTTCTCACTCTGCGAGAGCTTCTTTACGAGACGCTTTGCGTCTATCGGGCGATCCTCGGAGCGATGATAGTGAGGTTCAACGACCTTATATCTCCCATCCATCTCCGCAAGTTTACGATCTATCCGATTATGTAGAAGCTTTGTTCGTGTCAGTCTAAAGTCATACTTAGTAGCTATCTGCCTTGCGAGATTGCGAAGCTTAAGGAGCCGCTTAATCTCCAAGTAATATGACCACCTTTGTCTTTTATAGATCTCACGTGGATCTTCGAGCAGGGCAACTATTCCACGCAAGTCCTCGAGTAATAGTTTATCCATGCTACCTTTAATGTATCGTTTCGTTATCTGTCTCTGGACTTATTACTTCAGTCCCCTGTCTTTTAAGAATAGACGCAAACAAAGGCACTAAGACCTTCTGTGGAACTGTTTCTAAAACCGTAGCTATAGCCGCCAGAGAAACAGCTCTGTCTCCACTTCCGCCGATGAATATATCATCCTTAAAAGTTACGATCAACATTACAGAGTCGGCTTCACCTGTAATCGTCAGATCCAGGATCTCCTGGAAAGTCTTCTCGTGGATTTCTTCTTCTCTCATTTTTCCTCCTTAAATTTTCCACTGGATTCTTTTAAAGCGCACTTTGCATAGTTACGGATTCCCCTGTTGAACACATCTAAGAGTTTGAAGTAATCAGACGGAGTAGTTATGAAAACTGTTGTTAGACCCAGAATAAGGCTATAGAGGTCCAGGAGCTGGACGTGTTTCGAAACTATGTTAAGAGTTTCCCTGAGTCCTTCTCCAAAATCTAAAGCATCTTCTTTGTACTTATCCGGCATAGCTGATTCTTTAATTTGATTTAGCTTATTGTCTAAGAACAAGCAAATAGTTTCATGGGCTTCTAACATAGAAGTATTTTTATCCATTCTTTTTTCCTTTCGTTTAGGGATGACGTCCCTATTCGCAGACCAATCTTAGTCTGTAGACTGGTTCTGGGTTCCCTTCTCTAACGTGCGAGAACTCCTTGACGACTGTACATTGTCTAAACTCACCTTCTTTGACAAAGAATACTGATTTTGCCCAGAGAGGAGATGAGTTGTCAGAAAACTCGAACACTGGTTCTTCCTCATCACCACTGAGCTCTAAATGCCAAAGTTTATCAAACTTAAGGTGAAATGGGCCGAGAACGTTTTCGATAAATTTCTCGATATCTACGTTCTGGACGTTGAAGATAAGCTTATTCCCGAAGAGGGAATCGGTGTGATACCAGATTTTACACGGCTGGCGGTTTAGCCACTTGTTCTCAAGAACAAAGTCAATCTGTTTTTGCGCGGACAGATGAAACTCTTTCATCCTCTTGTACTTTTTCCATTCTTTTCCAAGTCTCTCCCGAAGGTTCGGGCTACTTAATAAGATCATGCTTTCTCCTTTCTTTTGTTAAGCCCTCAATGCGCTACATGACAGACCAACGATACAGCGGCAGGGAACCCCGCAGAACCCTGTGAAGTCAGTATTCATCCGGTTAAAGTATTTGCCTTGCAACAAATAGCGCAGCTGACAACTGCGACTTTGTAAGTTTTGACTTCAAGTATCATTAGTTTTCTCAATCATTGAGGGCTTAAGTCTTATAGCTCCCACCTTACATCTGGGAGTCTATCTAATTTGATTCTTCCTTTCTTCTTACTCTCGGCTTCTTCACGTTTGATACGTTCTTCTTCTCGCCGATGCCAAGAGCAGAGTTTCTTCCAACTGAATGGTCTTAGGTAGAAGAACCTACCTTTGTTTTTGCCGAAGTAGACTGGCTTAGGTGGGCCGATTTCAGGCCGGGTTTCCGGAAGTGCTCCACATTCTTCGCAATGTGGATTAGATTTTAAATCTTCTTCAGTCATTCGTTTTCTCCTTTCGTTGTTAGTCCTCGATTCTCTACCAACTATTATACCAAAAAATTCATTAGATGTCAAGTGATCTCTGATAATTTCACTCATCTTTTTCATTTTTTGAATCCACGATTTCAACGTTATCTGGAACCTTTGAGAGTTGATCGTGGAGATTATCCACTGACCAGTTTTGTTCCTTGGGAAGCACTACCGGCGGTTCTCTTCGTTTTATCTCCGCATCACGTATCATCTTTTGTGCTTTGTAATAGTCCTCGAAGTCTGGATAAGCATCATATAATTCTTGATCGAGGTTCTGGTATCTCACGTACATTGCTCTATAGAAGGCGTCTTCCTCTATATCTTCTTTACCTCTTGCAATCATAAGTGATTGTCCAGACACTGCAGAATGTACACGAGGTTTGTTAGTATCACTGACCTCTTTAATTATTCCTTTTGATTGAAGGAACTCAATAGCCTCATTTACATCAGCTATGTAATGCTCTGGGAAGTTTTCTTTGATGAATAAAGTGTGTAACTCAAGACATCTTTTTAATACTGAGCTTACTGACTGATGTATTTCTCCGAGCGAGATTAGATAACTCGCCAGAGACGCAACAGCCTCTGGCCTATATCGAACAGCGCCCAAGAGAGTTCTTGCCCTTTTAACAGTATAGGGAAGACCTTTCTTGTTTCTTTTCTCTACTTCATAGAAATCACTTTCGGACATTGTTTAAATCCTCCTTCCTCTGCTGGGCTTCGCTCTTAGTCCCTGACCATCTTTTAAAGATAGCTCGTGTGATCTTCTGGAACACCCAGTCTTTATTAACGTCAGAGTATTTGATATAGAGATCCTTCTCTCCCTCAACAAGGTGCCACTCGACTGTGCCGCGGAGACACCAAGTATAAACCTTCCGACTCCAAGGCCCCATTCTTTGAATGGGAGTCATTTCAAGATGACCTCTGTCAGAGAGGTTCGTGAGAGCACTGCCGACAGAGGATCTTGCAACATCACTGAAAAAGACGAGATCCATAATCTCAAACACTGCGAATGTTTTTCTCGGATTGATTTGAAAGAAGTGAAGAATAGACCGCTGTCTATTGTGAGCTTGGTTGATAGACTTTTCAAGGCGCTCGCCTTCTTCGTCGTTTTTGTTGTAGTTATTACGTGTTTCGTCTGGGTCGTAGCCCAATTCATCATCTGGTGGAATATTCTTATCAATCATTTAGTACCTCCTTCTACGTGGTTTTTGTCGCTGGAATTTGCGACGCTTCTTCATTCTTTCATATTTAAGTTTAAGCTCCTTCAGTTCATCCTTACTGAAGGCTTTGAGGGTTTTCTTCATCTTTACTCCCCCTATGTTTAAAAATTAACCATAGGGTGTAGACCCTCGAGTAGCCTACACCCTACAGTAACGCTGTTACTTATTTATTCTGATAAAATCAAAGATCTCTTGGAAGTAGAATCCTTGAGATTCTTCATGATAGGATTTCAACACTTTCTTGACCTGCTGATCTACCTCGTGCACAGTTGTGCGAAGCAGAATGTTGGCCAAGACCTTAGCCGCCTCTTTTGTCAAACTTACGTGCGTACGTTGGCGTATCTCGTCTTGCATGGATACACGTGATTCTTGCGCGAGTTTGGTCGCGTCTCCTAATTTCATAGTTATTCTCCTTTCTTTGGTCTCCTCTTCTTTTGGTGTCGCACTACTCCACATCTGTTACATTTGAAAGTCGCGTATTCCTCGAGTGTTTCGAGGTCTAGCAAGGCTCCCTGTGGAACAAGCCGACCACCACATTTACAGTTGCGTGGCATAGTTATCCTTCTCCTTATCCAAGCAGCTCTTGCAAAGAGCTATCCCAGTGTCTATAACGGTTAACGATTCTGTCACATTTGAAAGTCGCGTATTCCTGGTAATGTTCTGCGGTCTTCGAATTCTTTGAACTCCAAGCACTTGTCGCAGAGACATATCTCCATGTCTTTGGAGAACGGATTCTCCTTAGGCTCGCCGAACAATACGCACCAGTCTCCACAGTAGACTATTCCTTCTTCAGTTGGTTGAGTGAGATGACCGCACTCCATGAACATCTCAGCGTCTCCGGGTCTTCGTGGTCTGTAGATAATCAGGAAGCCACGATCGTTTATATAACCTCTCATTTAATCACCTCCTTCCTGGAACTCAGTTCCATTACCACGGTCTTTCCTTGTTGATTTTTGCGTGCTCTGCGTCCACGATTACTTTGCCGAGCAACAGTAACAGGACAAACACACTGGATGGAATAAGAACTATCAGTGTTAGCAACGTTAACATAGTTAATCACCTCCTTTCTTTTTATAGTTTTACTGTGTCCCTCTCATGCCCCGTGGCTTGACCAGTTTGGTTCTGTAGTTGTTAGCTCGGTCTTCGGCAATCTTTCTGATTAGCGCCGCAGCCCACATTACCTGTACGTTGTACTCTGGTTGTCTGTAGAACCAATCTTTAGCGAGTCGCATTACCTCTCTTATTGGCTCTGCTTTGCACCAGTTTTCACTGATAGAGAACTCCTCAGGATTAGTCATGCTCGGATCTACCGACAGTGACCCAAGATCAACTCCAGCATACTCGCAGGTAATCCAGTACATATCACGTCTGTGGAAGCCCCAGTATGGCTGTTCGAAGTGACCAACACCTGGCTGTAAATAGCCTGGTCGCTCCTGTCGATCGCAGATAAATCTAACCGAGAATTTGATCCCTTTCAGTTCATCCTGGTTTAGCCGGTGAACTGTTCTCATAGTTTACTTGCCTCCTTTCTATTGTTATAATGTTATGATGTTATAGTGTTACCTATGGTGCCCTTTTCCCCCAGCTCAGAAGAGAGGGGAAGAGGTTTTATTTGTTCTTTTATTTTTTTCTTTTTTTTTTTTCTACCCTTACCTCGAAAA